ATGCTAAAAATTAGTCGAACTGAGCTCAGAATATTAAGAGAGAAATTGCCGGTAGGTGGCTACGAGCTCGTAGCATCTAAGCTGCATAGGGTTACAGCCGAAGCTGTTAGAAAAGTTCTTAATGATCCTAAACGCTACAACAGCAAAGTGATCGATGCAGCCATTGAAGTAGTAAAAGAGCAGAAGGAAAAGTTGGAGTTGCAGAAAGAGGCAATAAAAGAACTTGCTTCATGAACTTCGTAGACCGCAAGCAAACCCTTCCACCTGGCTTAATGGATAACTCGGTTGAGTTCTTTATTTACATGCATGAGATATGGTGCCTTTACAAGGGGAATAAGTATCCATTTAAAGACTTCCCTTCCGAGATCATTGATATCGTAGATGCAGATATGGCCGCAAACCCTAAAGCGATGAAAGCTCTACATGACTGGGACATCACGGATCCGGATGAAAGAATGCGCCAGTACATCGCTTGCCGTTTTGGTGGGTTCGACAATACCCCAGATATATGTGATACCGGGATTATGCAGCCCGCTGAATATGTAGACTGTGGAAGGCGTGGCGGAATCTGTGACTATGAAGGAAAACTATGCAGCTCCATTGTACTTCCAAACGGCACCTTGACGAAAAAAGAAATAGAAGTACTCCGCCAAATCGGCTTAGGTCTGTTGGATAAAGAAATCTGTGAGGTACTCAAAATCTCGCAGGACACACTGCGAAACCATAAAGACAATCTCTGCATCAAAGCAGAAACTCAGCGGAAAGCAGGCCTTTCAATACTTGCATACAAATACAAATTGATTTAGAAACCAGCGACAAAAAGCGGCTGATGGAATACTCATGCATATGGCTGAGAAATAGTGGGAAGTTGAGTGGGAAAGCTGTAGCGAATAAAATAGTAACCAACTACACCTGCAGAGATACTGCAGGATATCATTCACCAATAAACAGAAAAAACCGGCTACTACCCGGTTCTTCTGTACTTAAAGATCACTTATATGAAAGCTTTTAAAACCCCCACAGAAATCCTTTTAGAAATTGAAAGTGTAAATGTAGACATTTTTCAATTAAGCACCAGGTTAGCATCCACGCCTTTAAACCTTCAACAAGCAGCCTTGAATTCAAGATTTCTCGCCGCTGCAATTGATCGAAGAAGAGAATTGCGCGACAGCTTAAAGATCATGCACGGTGTACATATAAACGTGCTAAACGTATACGAAGACTATCAACGGACCGCAGTTTAAAAGGTTAGGGCTTTTCCGGACACCGTTGCCGGAACGGGTGCTTTCTCCCGATTTCAATTGAAGCCAGTTCTTATAAATCACCAATGCTCCTGCAGCTGCAAACTGCAGGAGTTTATCACAACAAAAATTCACTTACAATACCAATAGAAATGAAAGAATCTTACGAGTTCCATGTCCAAAAAGGACTAATACTGTGCGGCGATCCGTGTACAGGGAAAAGTTTAATCGCAAAATTTATTGGCGAATTACTCCCGAAACGATTAGAGATCAATGGAAGAACTAAAAATGTGTTCGATGATCCATTCGTCTTCTCTGGACTTACTGAAGAACATAAAGCCATTTTGATTGACGACGTACAGGATATAGAACTGCTTGCCCAAACCTTTTCCATTATGAGCAATGATTCAATAGTGGTAAGACGGCATGGCAAACCAAGCATATACATTCCCTCCCCTCGGGTTATCGTTACAACCGAGATGAGCATCGAAAGCCTGATGGCCGATCCACGAGTGATGCGCAGGTATCACATTGTTGAGCTTAAAGGCTGCAACTACTCACAGGGGCAGTAAAACAAAAAGGCCCGACTCAGTTGAGCGGACCTGAAAATTTAACGGTTGGCAGTTTAAGGTTAGGCTATCCAGTACCGTTATCGGCTCATTGAGCCATCTGATTTATTTACTTCTGGAAGATCTGCAAATCCATCCAGGCAAATTGATACGTAATGAAACACATTGTTAGGTCATTAAAAAAACGCTTTCATCGATATGATCGGGAAGCACTTCTCACAGTATTACTGATGCTTTCGCTATTTGTTGCTGCTATATTCATAGTCTCCTGTATGAGGCTTTCCGCTGATAACTACCGATTGAAGCATCAAACTACAAGCCAACATTCTTCTCACTAATCAGGATCACAACTATGTGTAAACCGAAGCTTTACGTTTCAGGTGCCATCAGTGGTATGCCTGAATTAAACAAAATCAAGTTTGAGATTGCCACAAAGCAGCTCCGCCATCTCGGCTACGAAGTCGTAAACCCACATGAACTCTGCATAGGCATTCCGGCTGCAGAATGGGAAAAATGCATGAAGATCTGCATCTGTGCGCTTTGCTTTTGCGAGGTCATGATCATGCTCGATGACTGGCAGGATAGCCGGGGAGCAACGCTCGAATTCATCATTGCCCGTTCTCTCGGCATCAAAACCATCTCCCTTCACGAATTCTTAAAAACCCATAACCGCTCTTAATATGGCATTTATTAAACCAGAAGATATCCTCTCTGCTACTAATGGCGGACTGGACATTATCCTTTCCCTCTACCCTGATGCAGCTGAATCTGCGCACAAGCCAAACCGTAAGTTTAAAACCCGTGACGAGAAAACAGCATCAGCCAAACTGAACCTTGCAGCTGACGGAACCTACCTTGTAATTGATTTTGGAGCCGAGCAACACAGCCGCAATGCAATTAACTGTTACGCTTACGAGCAAAAATGTGACTACCAGACAGCGCTGCAGGAATTAGCAGCAAGGTACAACGTTGTCTCAATTGCAGAACAAAAGGCCATGATGAAGGCAACATATTCCGATCGGCCAGCAGCGCCAGAAGAGGAAGAGGGCAAGTGGCTGTTTGATATTCGGACTAGTTATAACGACATGGAGATTGAAACGCTCATCGGCAAAGAGAGTTTGAAAAGTCTCGGCTGGGCCAGCGTGGAAAAGTCGAAAAAAGAAGAAGCTTATTCCTCAATTTCGGCGATGTTCAAGTATCTGCATGCCCATCCCCTGGCTAGTTATTCTATTATAAAGAATCGTAAGGTCATGACCTTTTCTGCTACCGATCAGTATCCGATTTTCCTGATAGATGAGGGCACTCATAAGAAAGTTTACCAGCCTAAACATCCCGAAAAAGGAATGCGTTTCATGTATGAGCCAGGACGCAAACCTGCGGACTTTATCCACGGCTTGCAGCAACTTAGGACAGAATATGAGAAGAAAAAAGAACTGAGCGAGGACAACGCTGAGGGGGAGGATGATACCAAGAAGAGTAAGAAAAAGAAAGACTACAAGCTCTCAGAAGTAATTCTTTGCACTGGCTTTTCAGATGCTATCAATGTAGCCTTAGCATTAGGTAAAAAAACCGATTCAGCTACTGGATATGTGCAGAAAGGATATCATGTAATCTGGTTGAACAGCGAAACGGCAAAGTTGAAGGAAAACCAGTACTTTGAGCTTACCACAATGTGCGACCGTATTTACCAGCTTGGTGATATCGACGCAACTGGCAAAAGGCAAGCGCACGCACTGGCCATGCAATACCTGGACCTGTATAATATCGAACTTCCAGATGCATTACTGCAGTATCGTGATCAGCGCGGCAATCCTTGTAAAGACGTGCGCGACTACTTCAACCACTTCAAGCGCAAATCTTTTCGGCAGCTTGTAGAAACGGCCATGCCTTACCGCTTCTGGGAGAAGAAACCAAACTTCAACCGCCAAGGTGAGTTTCAAGGCTACGATTACACCTTCGACAATGAGCAAGGCTACAACTTTCTGCAGAAAAATGGTTTCTACCGCTTGCCAGTGGGGAATAAAGAAACCGATTCCGAGTTCATCCGGATTCAGGGGAATGTTGTGAAATACAGCAGTGCGGAAGATGTAAAGCAGTTCATTAAGAAGTTCATGCGTGACAGGTACCTGGATAAGGATCTTAAAAACGCAGTGTACCGCACGGCTCAACTTAACGAGAGCAGCTTGATCAACCTAGATAAGATCGAAATTGATTTTACCGACTTCGATAAAGACACGCAGTTCATGTTCTTTCAGAATAAGACCTTAGAAGTGAAAGCTACAGGCATTATTGAGCACAAACAGGGAACAATACAGCGGTATGTATGGGATGAAGATGTTTACCCACATCGTTATGAGGCCCTGAAGGAAGAGCCTTTTACAATCACTAAAGATGCAATTGGCACCTACGACATCACCATTAACAATAAGAACTGCCCGTTTCTGAAATACCTCACGCAAACCAGTAGAGTGCACTGGCGTGTAGAACTTGAAGACCGTCTGGACTCTGCTCCGATGAAACCGGAAGAGCGTGAAAAGTATATTAAAGACAACCAGTTTAATATTGCAGGCCCTCTGCTTACCGACACTGAGGTGGAAGAACAAAAGCGCCATCTGGTAAACAAGATCTTCACTATTGGTTATCTGATGCACCGGTATAAGGATCGTGGTAAACCCTGGTTCATCTTCGCGATGGATGCAAAGCTGAATGACGATGGCCAGAGCCATGGTGGATCTGGTAAGTCCCTCCTTTACGACATGGCCATGCGCACCTTACTTCGTAAAAACTTCATGTTAAATGGGCGTGACTCAAAGCTTGCAGAAAACCCGCATAAATTCGATGGTCTTTCTGAGCATCACCGCTATGTATTCATCGATGATGCACATAAGTATCTGAACCTTGATGTTTTTTACTCTGAAATCAGTAACGACACAAAGGTTAACCCAAAAGGGAAACAGCCTTATACCATCCCCTTTGAAAAATCGGGCAAGTTTTCTTTTAGTAGTAATTACACGCCTACCAACCTTGGAGGATCTACGCTACGAAGGTTGATCTATTCAGTTTTTTCCGACTATTATCACACTGCGAGTGAGACGACTGACTACAGGGAAACCAGGGAACCTAAATCTGAATTTGGGGGAAAGAACCTTTTTACAGACTTTGATCAGGACGACTGGAACAATTTCTACAATGCTGCAGCGCATTGTTTGAGGTTCTACCTGGGCACTGATCCTACCGAAAGGATCAACCCAAGCATGGGTAACGTAAATAAGAGAAATTTAACTGCCGCAATGGGTGTGACCTTCCACGACTGGGCCAACGCCTTCTTCGCGGAGGCAGGCGACAAAGTTAACAGGCTAATTGTCCGTGATGTGGCTTTCAAGGATTACCTGTATAATAATGGTGGTAAAATGACTGCTCAAAGTTTCTTAGAGCGGTTGAAGGCCTTCTGTAAGCTGAATGGCTACGTGCTCAATCCAAAGAAGTTCCAGGACAAAAACCGGAAGATCATCCATAAGGTACAACGAACGCAGTATGATCCAAAAACAAATACCTGGATCGATCTACCAGGGGCGAAGGAAACCAAAGAGCTTCTCTACATCCAAACGGTTGATGAATTGCCTGATGATGTGAATGTCGAAGGCGTTACACAAGAAAGCTCCGGGCCGAAGCGGTACATGCCGACTGATGATTTCATCATCACAACTGATCAGACCGAAGTAGACTTTCCAATCTAACGGATATGAATCCGGCTTTACATTCAATATGGACGATAGCTAAGGATGGAAAGATTTTCACCTTCAGCATAGTAGGCATCTGGGGTGCTGGCGTTCGGGATGCGTACAGAGTTCTGAACTACGAATTGAAGTATGATCATCTGGACGCAATTCAGCAAGTCCCTGCAGAGAAATTAACAACATTGATCCAATCCGGAGCGGCCAAGTACTGGGCTCCCGAGGGGCTAACAGGGCCTTAGCAAGGGGTTAGCAAGGGGTTAGCAAGGCTACAGACCTGTCAACCCCTTACCAAAGCCTTGAAAGCACCATCCAAAGCACAATTTCCCTTCCACCACATTAACAATATTTTTATGAATTACCTCTTATACATTGACCACATCCTATCACCCAAAAACAACCTTGAAAAGGAAGTATTTGAATATTTAAGCCAAGGCGACCGGCTCTCGTTAAGCATTGATGGTATGAGCCGCCTTCAGAAAGCAATGCTGTACCATGTGTCAAACCTCAATTTGAAGCACAAGCGTTGCATGCCAGTCGTGCTTTCTTTCCGCCCGAAGGAAAACGGCGATATCGAAATATTTATTGGTGATGGCATCATGTCTCCTTTTCGTGCAACCTTCTTAAAAGTAGCCGACATATGAATACGGAAAGAAGAGCAGCGCGGCGCAAAGTAGTATATGAAAAAGAGTACAGCCGCTTAGAAGCAGAGATCATGATCAAGTTCTTTAAAGATCCGTCACTTAAAATGAAAGATCTGGCCACAACATATGGCTTTTGTGAAAGCAAGATCCGCAGACTAACCAACGAGCTGGTGGAAATGAGCAACAAGGATCGGGAAGCATTTTTAAAAAAGCATCAACCAAAGTAAACACAGAAATATGAGAACCTGGCTTATCTCCTACGGAGACAAAAGTTGCCAGCCTGTCCTGATCAGTGCAGATGAGCAGCAGGACAGGCCAACCATCAAGGTATCCTACAATGATATTCCCTTCAGTGTAGAATTTCAAAACCGGTCAGATTACTTCGCTTCCAGACACGGGAGCATCGCGGAGGTGATCATCGCTTCAGCAAACCGAGGTAAGCTGACAAAGGGAACAGCAGTAAAGCAATTTAACAATCAATGAACGTGATGTACAGGATTAAAGAAGCCGCAAATCGTGCCATAACAGACTGGTACTATTCATGTACTGATATCGGAACCTTCTATTCAGTGCGCGGTAAAAGAACTCACCGAGGTAGAACAATTATCAGTTGAAGACAGTAAATTCGCGTATCCATTAACTCTTAATCAACCAACATGAAGTACCTACCAGAGGATAGACTTAACTACTTTCGAACTTATCTCGGCCAACCAGTACTAGTATTAGATGACAGCGAATTCCTCTACCCTGTAACTGAAAAAACGCTGACCATTATTGGAGATGATTCCTACCTCAGCTTACGCTCCGTAGAAACACTATCAGATGAAGAAGCCTTACTCTTCTATAAGGAGTTCTCATCCGGTGCTACCACTACCCCAAAAAACTGCAGAGTATGGGCCAACAGCATCGCCGGGGATCTGAGCGCACCAAGCTTTGACGATGGCTACCAGCATCTGATTTCAAAAGGCTTTCTGGTGCCGTTCGAGAGTAGATCAATCAAGTTATTACAAAACCTAGGCTGGGCAAAAGAACGTCAAATCTCAGCGGACCAGTAACATAGTTTGAACCTTGCATACTTCTAAAGCCTTGGCATTTCGCCAGGGCTTTTTGCATTTAACATAGTCCACGTGCAATAACTCATTAGGCGAACTCCATAACTTCTTCTGAACGGACGAATAGCACACCATCAAGTAACTCATTAAGCGGTGCACGGACATGACACATTGCCGAGTTGGTGTTTTGCCGGCGCAACTGTTTTAAACCCCTGCGCTTCTGGCCGGTTTTCCTTGCAACCTTTATAAATAGCTAGTCGGATTTTTTTTTTAACTTCTTAACCAGGGCTATTTTCTGATATTAACAGACTGATTGAGAGAAGCTTATACGGTTAATAAATTAACCTCTTTTTATTAACCAATAAAGAGAGTTAAGAAAAGTTATTAACCGTTATTCCGGTTAATAAAAAAAGGGAACCCCGGTTAATAAATAAAATAGCCCTGGTTAAGAAAAAACCGCTCATTATCAAGCGGTTAAAAAGTTAATAAAATTTAGTGGGTTTTTACCTCCGCAAGTTTGGCGAGATTTTCAGGAAGTATTTTGATGTTGTCTTTGGAAGGGTGTCCTTTGCTGGAAGCATGTATCCTGCTGTCAAAGTTTCGGACCTAAATGAGCAGATATTAGATTGGAAGAGAAGGCGAGCTCTAGAAGGAATTTGCAACAGATCCAAACTTGCAAGCCTCTAGCGAAAGTATAAATGAATAGGGTGGTTTATTTTTGAATGAAGACTTATTCAGTATCCTGCCAAAAATGGTCCTTGGGTAACTTGCTTTCATAAGTTGCAGATGAATATCGATGAACTCGTCGATATAGGTTAAGCAGTTTGTCTCAACATCGATGATGCAGATTACTTGAGCTTCTTGCTTTGCTATGATGGCCAGTTCGACTTCCATTGATTGATCTGATAGTACCTCAGACATACTGTACCCGAAGTCAGTATTTTGGAAAATTACTTGTTGCATTCTGTTCTAGTTTATACTTGGAAGCCATAAAACTAAGTGCTCAGATGCATATATCAGCTTGTTCATTCATTGATCGAGAAGCGTTTATACATTATTGCTCGGGAGTGCAGAAGCGATCGTGAAAGTCGATGTGACAAGATGAGAAAGCTGGTAAAAAGAAAAGGGCAACCATACCGGTCGCCCCATCTTAAATTAACGCTCTCATCACAAAAGTACTATTTTGGTAATATCAGTCAACAACTATTAAATAAACGTAAATTAATGTGTAAGAATTACACTAAGTATTACACAGTCGATAGACCACCGGAAGAACTAACAGGTTTAATAAAGTCCATTAACATCAATCGACCAAGAGGTTTCTCTGGGCTCATCATATGCCCGCACCCAGATAGTCAGTTCATCATCGAAGACCCGTTGCATCTCGTTTATGAACGGATAAATTCCACTTGTGGTAAAGTCTGGCTTTGTAAATCCATTCTTTAGCCGGAGCCAGTACCGGTGGACATCAAGATCTTGACTATATTCATATTCAATATCTTCAATAAAGCGCTTATAACGATCTTCGAAAACGATCATAAATGATTGCCTGTCTTTAATCTCCATAACAGAATAGCTTTGATCCCAGACTATGCCAGGATATTGCCCAACACACTTCAATTTAACGAATCATTTATTGCGCTCCAAGGTTTAAACAATATTAAATTACTAAAAATATTAGTATTTTTGAGGCATCAACCTACCATCATGCAAGACGATTTACAGGACAAGAACAGCCAAGCGTACAAGGATAAGATTAACGTAGCCATGAAGGCATTTGATGCCGGTTGCATCATCTATTCACAAGAAAGGAAATGTTGGTACACTCCCAGAGAATTTATGGAGTGTAATGAACGGGTGGTATTTGGAGGTCTTGGCTTAGAAAAACATATCAACTTTACCCTGTTGTATCCACATCACGCTATAGAGCGGAAATTTGAAGATTTAAAGAGAGCACAGGCCGAATGTGACGCTTTCGTTAAAAGGATGCTTACTGCCTTTGAGTTTCGTTACAATCCGGTCAGAGATAAGTAGGCGTAAAGCTTTATTTACCTCCAACAGTCTTACGAATTTTATGCCTGAAAACAAATGAGTTACGGTAAATACGGTAATGTAATTTACCCCTATACATTTTACTAATCCTGTGAGTATTTATACTAATAATTTTACTATTTTTACATCAGCCTCAATACATAACCTTTCTTAAAATGAACTGCGCTAATCATCTGCACAATGAGCGCTAGAATTCTATTGCCAGTATGGCCACACATTAAAAAGTACCTTATGGTACAGTACGGAAAGGAAATGACTCTGAGTGAAAGAGGCATGCCGTCGCGTTTATTAAAGCACATGCTTGAACAGCATAAAAAAGGAGATCCAGCTACGATCAGACCAAACCAAAAACTGATAGATGACAAAAAGTTTGTCCCTTACAAAGTGTTTATTGGTGATGAAATTCAAATCAAAAAAGGTCTTTACCTGAGTCATCCTAAAATAAGGGAGTTCAACGATTGCGTTGACGACATGTTCCGCGAAGAAATGTACCGATGGTGTAAGCACCCAAACGCAACTGAACATCAGGTTGACTATTTGATCATGAGCTTTCGTGATCAGTACAATATATCCGAAGATGAACTTCCGTTCGATAACCTGAAGCGTTGGTATTACCGTGAACGCATTCGCCTGGAAGATCGCGCCAAGGTTGAAGTAAATCGCACCGCTCAACTCGAATTAGTTTACTAATCCCAAATACATGAATTATTACGAAAACGATAATATCGGCAGCATCAAGTATGTCGATATTCTTCTGCATTCTCTACCAATTGCCTTCAGACCGCTTTATCTACCGATCGGCACAGAATGGATACGGATTTCAATCAAGGAGGAAGCCGGTGAGCTTAAGCTGAAATCTGAAGATTCAGCCAATGGACCGATATATACATACTTCGGTTCTTTCTTTGTACACAACATGCGCGATGAGGTAGATGAAGTACTCCTACCCTTCTGCGGAAAAGCCATCGCCATTATGCGCATCACCGACATGAACGATCGCGTGTACATCATCGGTACGCCAGACGCTCCGGTTACCTTGAACGTAGATGCTGGTACCGGTAAGAAGTATAGCAATGAAAACGGATCTGCATTCAATTTCACTGTAGATCAAACTTCCCTGGCTACAGCTGCTTAGCCTGTCCTTTCGGACGTTGCCTTCAATGTTGAATTTTGGGTTCTTGTAATTAAGAACTCAAAATTCTCACATGAGCAAACCTCACTTAAAAGTCGTAATGAATGCAGCTGATCAATCGGCTGATATCTTTATTTACGGCATTATCGGGAACATATACGATGATCATTCTCCGATTACTGCCCGAAACTTCCTCGAACAACTTGCCCAATTAAGCGATGTACAGACCATTAACGTCCGTATCAATTCACCTGGTGGCGATACCGGTGAAGGTTTAGCCATTTGCAATGCGATCATCGCATCAAAGAAAAACATTCACACTTGGAACGATGGTATGGCTGCAAGTATGGCTTCGGCAATATTGTGCAGCGCCAAAGAAGGCAGAAGGCATGCAGCAAATGGATCAATGACTATGATCCACTCCGCTTCGACGATTGCCTGGGGAAACAAAGCTAAAATGGCTGAGACTTCCGAAATGCTTGGCAAGTTCGATGAGGTATTAGCTGGAATTATTTCAGATGCCGCTGGCTTAACTGTGGAAGAAACGGTTGCCAAGTGGATGGACGGTAAAGATCACTGGCTTACTGCCAAAGAAGCGGCTGAGGCAGGCTTGGTGGCAATTGAAGAGTACCCTGCCGAAGAATTACCAGAAAACGTAACGGACATGAAGATGGACCGTGTAGCCGCTTTCTACTCACCTAGTAAAATCACAAACAACGATAATATGTCTATTCTATCATCCAAATTTAAAACCATCTCTGCTCTGGGTAAAATCGCAGTAGCGGATAGAACTGCTGAAAACTTCAAAGCAGTTAATGACGAACTAAAAGCTGAAGGCATCACCGGTGCTACTCTGGTTTCTGACTTAGATTTTAAGGACACCATGGAAGCAGCCGGTAAGGTTGAAGGCCTTGAAGGTCAGGTAAGCAATCTTACCACCGAGAAAGAAGCCTTAGCTGAAAAACTAACTGACCTTGAAGCTAAGCTGGTAACGGCATTATCTAAACCTGCTGAAGATCCTAAAAAGCCAGTAACGAACAAGATCGACGCTGTAGGTGCTGCCGCTCCGGTAGTTGATGCCTACGAAACTTCTGTAGATCGCGAAATGAAAGCCTTACGAGGCTTGTAACCATTAGTAACCCATCTAAAAACCCAATAATCCAAACAAACCCTTTACCCCTTATTCATCTCAAATGAAAAATTTTAAATTAATGATTTCCCTGCTTGTGATCACGATGATTGCTTATGCTGCAGGAACGTTTTTCGCAAGCCCGGCAATCGGTTTTGCCACCGGCTTAGGCTTAACTGCCATAGGTATGGTTAAACGCGAGACAAGTGCTGCTTTCATGGCTACGCCAGACACCAGCGCTTTAGCTGCTTACGCAGGTAAGTATGAGAAAGCTTTATTCTCTACATTGCGTAACTCGCTGGATATCTTCAATGACATCACCGTCATTCCTGGTATCAAGAACACTTTGAAGCTTACCAAATTAACCGTTAAAGATGGCGTTCGTGGATACCGTGAACAATTCGACGCTGCTGATGACGATTTGAAGTATAGCGGTCGTGATCTATCTGTTGAGCTGTTAAAGCGTGACATGTTGATCAATCCGTTGAAATATCGCAACACTTTCATGAGTGAGGTGATGAAGCCAGGCGTAAACCCTGACGATATCCCTTTTGCAAAGTATGTTACTGAGCAGACCATGATCAAAATTGCGCAGGAGGTAAACGACTCGTCTTACCTGGCTGCAAAAGGTGATTTCTCATCTGTCGCTAAATCGTTCGATGGTTTAGGTACCATCATCGCTGCTGCAATCGCTGCCGAAACCGCTGTTGCTGGAACAGGTCTGGTACCGGTTGCAACTGGAGCCATCTCCAATGTTAACGCTGTATCCAAAGTAGAGCAGATGATGAAAGCGATGCCTGTGGCTTTCCGCCGTGCAGGTTTCGAGATCTTCATGTCTTACGACGTGTTCGATAAGTATAACGAAGATTATCGTGAGAAGTACAAAAAGTACTTAGAGCCTAACGATGCTGGCGTGTACACAGTAGATAATACTGCGCGTAAAGTGAAGATTGTACCGGCTACCTGGATGGGTTCATCTCAGCGCCTTATTTCTACGCCTAAAGCGAATTTGCTTGCTGGTGTTGATGCACTAGGTGATATGGATAAGATCCATACCGATGTTGAACTTGAAATCCTTAAGTGGAGAGTATTGTTCGCGATGGGCTTCCAGGTGCGTGACCTGAACGCGATCAAAGTAAACGATCAGGCGTAATTAACAGATTCTTTAACGGTCCGGTTCTGCCCGGACCATAAATGTTTACATTGGAACACATTGAAAAATTCGTAGCCGAAATCCTGGCTGAGAAAGAAAAAGCAACTAATCGGGATAAAATGGGTAGCCTGGTTGATTTGGTGCTAGAAAAGTTAAAGAATGTGGCCGCTGGCTTGTATGATCCTGAAGCAATATCGGTGCTTAAAGCCGAACACCTTAAAGTACTTGAAGAAGTTAAAATCAAGTTTACAGAGGCTACAGATCAACTTGAAGCTGATTACAAAGAACAGCTTACACAGCAGGATCAGGAAACTGAAGACCTGCGCACTCAGCTTAAAGAAGCACTGGAAATCGTAGCGGACGCTACTACAGGATTCAACTCATCTGCTGCTCGGGCTGCAAATCCACTGGAAGCAGATGTAGACGGTAAAAAGGTTAAAGTGAACTATGGCGTTCATTTTGACGGTAAGCAGTATACCGCTCAGGATCTGGTAGAAGATACCTACATCCTGAAAAAGCTGCTTGAAATTGGTTCAGGTTCAATCACATTAATCGATTAATAAAATGAATGATTATAAAGCAATCACAGGCTTAAACTTCGTATTTGAAGATGGTTTAGAAAACGCCTCGGGTATCCAGGAGCAGGCATACCTTATCCCGCTAAGCTACTTAAAAACAGAAGGCAAGCCGACGCCTGCAGGTACAACTGCAAGCTCCCTTGCTACAATTGCGGCATCGCACGTACTTGCCACAGGTAAGGCACCAATTTTGGTAAATCCATTGTACAACAAATCTGGTGTCAACTCTAAACTATCTGGGGAAGAGTTGTCTAAGGTGTTTGAAACGGATGTTGAGTTCTTCATTCCGCAGATCTCTGCCGCTTTATTAGGTGGTGCAGCTGCAATCAAAAACATGCGTTTTATTGTACTTGTACGTAGAACAGGTCAGGCAACTGGCTTCTGGCAAATTGGTACAGTTGGAATGCCAGCAAAGGTTCAGGATATCGCAGGTGGTTTCGGTACCGGCTCTACCGGTGAGGTTGGTTTAAAAATTTCACTTAAAGCGTTCGATACCGTACCGATGTACGAATACACCGCTGAACTTCCGGCAGTGGGCGCCTAATCATCTGCCATGAAAAAGCAGTTCACATTAAGTCCAGCATTGGAAGGAAAGTTCGAAGTCATCAATACCACCAGTCCTGTTCTGCACAGCAGGATCGGTGATGTTGACTTCAGAACAATGACCGTAGACCAGGCGGAACAACTGGTTAAAGCTGGCACTGACTATTTGAGGGCAGTACCGGTGAATAAAAAGTAAAACGTCAGTTTGTTTTAATAGTTAGGTTAGGCTAAAAAGCGGTTCAGAGATGGCCGCTTTTTTTTTATATAGCAGTGAATACCTGAAGGTGACGGCATCTATATTTAACATTTTTTACATATTATTCTCAATATTTATATGTAATTTATTTCCATATTTGTAAACTTTTAACTTTATCACTTGTATTTAATACATCAATAGAACATATGGGCAAACCGAATAAGCTTTATACCTTCAAAAATGTAAAAAACGTGGACTTTAGAACAGTTTGGGCAAGCGGAGTTTTTGGTGGCGTGACGGCTAAAGGCCAATTAAATATGAATTTCTTTCTGGATACACTCGAATTACCAAAGTCTGTACAACACGAAATCATTGGTAATGATTTAGCACCGCACCCAGTGCCGGCTTCTCCGAGTGAGCCTTCTTCAGTAAGAGAAGTTCAATTTGGTTTACTTTTGGATCTAGAGGTTGCTAAAACTGTTGTGACTTGGATGCAACAACATATTAACGAGTTCGAGGAAAAATTTGGAGATATAAGCAAACAAAAAGTGTAATTATGGGGGTTCCAGCAGATATAAAAGAAAAAGCAGATGCAACGTTCTTAAACGGTGTCATTCCTGAAGTAATTTGTTCTAACAATATGATAAACACATCTACTGCAATTGGAGCATTTTACCTAAATCGGCAAGAGAGTAGTGCAATCAAATCTTATAAAGAAAATCCTTTGGTTGAACATTTTTTCCGTATCTTAAATAGAGATAGAGTTAGTTATCATGCGCTCACCACATTTTCTGATGAGAGATTAAGACGTCAAATAGAAGAACTATCGGAATTTATCTCAAAATTAAGACCTGTAAATTTAACCGTTCAACCTACATACGATGGTAGTGTTTTGTATTCTTTTACATTAGACAGCGCAAACTATTACTTAGAGCATTTTGTAGACTACAAAAATACTGATTTAGATGAAGTTGTACTCACTGCGTTTAAAGCAGCAGACATGACTGTAGATTATTCAGGCAGCTTAGAAGGGGCCTATTCTCATTTTGTACCAAAAAGTAGGACGTTAGTTCAACACCAAACAACTAACATTAACGCCTCAGATAAGGTTGTAATGAGCGTTTTTCACGGAAATATGATTGTCGATTTCCCAGCTTCTTTAGAGGACGCTGACTCTTATTTTTTACCAAAAAGCAAAACATTGGTTCAACAAAAAACAACAAAGATTAATGCCTCAAGTGTATCCAGACACGCTTTTACCTAAGAAGGAATATAAGATCATAGACTGCGATATAAATGAACACTATCTTATTCGGTATGTTGACAGAGCAAATGTCACAGAAACGATTTTGGACGGATCAGGAAAGTTAGCCGTTAATCGAATTTGTAGCCCTAGAGAACATATTCACGACTTGTCTACATGTTTGCTTGGGATATACAAACTTGAACATACCAAGATCGAATTCACCAATGAAGGCAAAGTACTTTTTAACGCTTATTGTCCTCCTGATGAGGAAGGTCTTACCCCTATCCATCCAGACCATTTTGAACTAAATCAAGCACGCACTTATTGGGGGATAAAAATTGGATTTTTAGCAAAAATTAGTGCTTCTATCAAACTGGAAGAAAATTCTTATAATGCAAAATGTTACGTGAAGCATACTCCAACAAAGGGTAATTTTTGGCATTATTCCATTCTTTGGGATGTTGAAGGTCAAACATTGGAGGAATTTGCCAAAAACGATCCAAAAGCTATTAAGAAAATTGCTGCAAAAATCGGTGCAAATGCTCGAGCTGCTTTTGTAAATTTTGCTAGTATAGAAATTGTTGATCATCCTGGCCTCGATGATCCCTGTTTTTGTAACAATTAAGCCTCTGCACACCACAGAGGCTTAATTGCATACCCAATTTACCTGTCCTTTCGCACTTTCCCTGTTCTGAGCACCTTTGATCATGCAGGAAATAAACGCATGGCTGCGATCAGGTAAAGATTTTGAAACCGGGAAAGCGCTGTATATCAAATACGGCAAGAACTCCCTTTTCAAATCCCTACTGAATACCCAGGGAGCCACGGCGTACAACATCAAAAAGCTTGGAGCAGATCTGAAGGATCTCGCTCCTGCTCCACCTGCCATCACCAACGATGCACCCCCCGCCTCTATAGTTACCTTTGAACCCCCTCCTGTCAATGTGCAAGAGGGGGAAAAACCGGACGCACCCACTCCGGGTGCTGCACCTACCAATAACACTTCTGAATATCCGAAGTACCTGCAATTGAAAGAATACATTCAAACCTTGTACCGCCAGATTGAGCGCAACCGTACTGAACTGGATCTGGGCACTAATCCTGCTTTCTTGCACCAAACCGCCAAGCAAATACTTTCCCTGCACGGAAAGCTGCAGGATACCTGGAAGATGATTGACTATTACGATGAGTACGGCCACTTTCCACTGGTGAAGGCTGAAGTAAAGGTAATCCGCCCGGCTGCAGAGGAAATTCAGCTTCTACGCCAAAGCACTTCCAAGGCGCGAACCCGCCTGAAGTCCGAAGGATGTCGGGATGTGGAAGCCACAAAGGCGCTGATCCAAAAGAATGTCCAACGAATTAAAGAATTAGGAGGAACAGTTAAAGAATGAGTGTCCCAATGCTTGCCGGGCTACTAAAGCCCCGTGATATCAAGAAAGAAACTACCTACGACATTATTTTACGGGCATGGCTTGAACATCAGGTTGATCAACTGCCTGAGCAGCTACAAAACATGCTGAAGCGTTGGCAAAAGGCTGATAGCTTACTTCGTGATGGTTACCTGGTTGTAAAGGGTGGTAAAGAGATCACCCAACCTTATACATTCAATAAACTTGCAGCTTACCTGGTGCAAGAATTTAGTGTGTCATATCGTACGGCCTATGATGATATAGCCAACGCAAAGAAGTTCTTTCTCTCGACCTACTCGAAAGATGATCGCGATTTTGCACGTGGGGTAATGATCGAATGGGGCGAGCAAATGATGTTCGAGGCAAAAAGCCTAGGTGACTTCAAAAGCGCTGCTGCTTTCTACAAAGCACTAGCCGAGATCAAGGGATTACTGAAGGAAGAGCAGGAACGTCCGGATTACGAAAACATTCACTTACCATCATTTAACCTGGTGGTAGATCCGTGTGAACTTGGATTCCCTAAAGTGGATGATCCGGAAGCAGCTGTTGCGCGTATCTTGGCAAAACGTAAAAAGAGTAAGATTGACCTGATCATCTCCGAAAGTGAATCCGTAAACTACACTGAAGAGCATGGAGGTTAAGAATATTTGGCTAAACAAGCCGCAAAAGCTTTCTCAGTTGATCATGGCTCCGGAAGAGTATGGTGTTTGGGGCCGTGCCACCGGTAAGACTGATGGACCAATCGGCACACGCTCTGCGCATGGTGCCAATCAAATGCCTCGGGGCACCACTGGTGTTATTGCCCAGACTTACATGCAGCTGCTGGATCGTACGCTTCCCCCGCTATTTAAGAGTTGGGAGGCTAAAGGTTACCGCCGTGGTGTGCATTACTGGGTACGGGAGAAACCGCCTGCAAAGTTCGAAATTGATGATCCGATTTATAAAGCGCTAGATCCATCCCATTATATCTACTGGTACAACGGTCACGTGTTTTACCTGGTCAGCCAGGATCGTCAGGGTTTGGCTAATGCCAAGTCCTTTGATGCTATTGTGAATGATGAGAACAAGTTCCTGAATCACGATCAGTACCTGGAAGAGGTTGTTCCGGCAAACCGTGGTAACGATGAACTGTTCGGGCATATGTGGGAACACCACATGGTTACCATGTACACAGACATGCCTACAACCAAGAAAGCACGGCACATCTTAGAGAAAGCAAAGCAGGTAGATATGGAGAAGGTTACTCTGATCATCACCCTTCAAGTAGAATTCAATAAGATGAAAGCGGAATATGATCATCCGCGCACCACCAAGCCGCGCAAAGATTACCTGCACCGCAAGCTGTGCAACTACTATCTCGCCATTAATGAGATCAAGATGGGTGAAGTTAATGAAGATGGCGACCGGGAAAGTTTAGTCTGGTACTCTGAAGCTTCTACCCTGGATAACATACAGATCCTTGGCGAGCGTAAGTTCCACCAGTGGTTACGGGAGTTGAAGGATCATGTGTTCGATACCTCCATTCTTAACATGAAGAACCTTGCTGTTGAAGATGGCTTCTTTCACTTGCTGGATCCACAGGTGCATTGCTACCACTCATACGACTATGAATACATCGATTCTCTTGGGCTATATCTGCCAGAAGGGGTTGTGAAAGATTCCAGGAAAGATGCAGACCTGATCAAGAATAAGCCGCTGGACATTGCTTTCGATTACAACGGTTCAATTAAATCCCTCGTCGTTGGACAGGATTCTGTCAAGCATTACCGGGTTGTAAAGAGCATGTTTGTGCTGGGCGCGGATAAGAAGATCCTTAGCGATTTGGTTGACGACTTTAAGAAGTATTACGAGCATTACCCTTGCAAGGTGGTACACTACTACTATGATAACACAGCTACCGGTGTGGGAGCGGATAAGCTTGAAAGCTATTCACAGCAGGTGATTAATCAACTTCGCGGAACCGACAACAACCGGGTCGCATGGCAGGTGATTGATCACCACATTGGTGGACAACCAAACCAAACCACCAGGTACCGGCTATGGGAGAACGTATTCAAAGAGCAGGATCAAAGGTTCAAACCGGTTAGGTTTAACCACGACAATGCGGAGTCAGTACTGAACTCTATGCAGCTCACCGGTGCGCGTCAGGTTGGCAACAATCTTTATGAGAAAGACAAACGTCCTGAGCGCTCAAAGCTGATTGCACCAGAGGATGCGCCGCACCTGGGTGATGCTTTCGAAACCCTGTACATTGGCCGCTTCAAGGAAGAGTATGGCTACACCAGCAACCAAGAAATGGACATCATCATCGGATAAACGGAGATATAATAAGAGATACTTAACTAATTATTCACTTACAATTAAGATGGATTTCTACCTCAAAACGAACGGTTCCAGCGCCTTACGGACACCAGGATGTTGAGTATTCATATTATTCATATAAGCAGAGATTTCTTTTTCGAAAAACTTGTATTCGCCTCCAAATTTCTGTTCAGTTATTGTCTCAAATGCATGTTCTGCATCCACAGCCGCTTTGATCGCATATTCACATATAACCTTTCTTTCTTCTTCCGATATTTTTACCGCCTCTTCACGGGAGAAATGGTCGTATGTTTCTAATACCAAGTTTGACTGCCTAACGGAAGCTGGTGGGTGGGTGGCTACGTTAATGTCAAACTCTTTACTTTGAGGTCCGTCCATCAATTTCCTGTAGCTATATAATGCAAACGAATATAGGTACACTGCCGTTTTTAGATCCCTATAAATTTTTCTAAGATCTGCAACATCCATAACTAAAGCGCCTAGTTTCAATAACATTTGGTCATTAGCATACATGTCTGCGTCTAATTCACAAACTTGAGAAAAAACCGAATCAAGAGCCGGTGGTTCAACACCCGGAACAGGAGATTCACTGAATGCATATGCATGCAGTGCATGGACATAATCATAATGGCCGTTCATAATATGACCATATTCGTGGTACATGATAAAATTTACCACTAAGGTCTTTAATTCGTTCGCAACTAACACTCTATCGACATCTTGGGGGTAAATCATACCTTCCATTAAATCGTAAACATGAACGTAGTCGGATGTTCTTATCTCGTAAACCTTTTCCGGTTCCTTCTCAACACCGACATTGCCGAACTCCTGAAAAAGCCCAGGATGTGCTAGCATTCTCATAAATAAATTATCAAGAACTAAGAAAGTGCCGGCAAAAACGCCGATGTAATATGTATCACCATACTTTTTTATGGTGGCATTCATTTCTGAGTTGTTAATTAAACATACCTTGATGTTTGGAGCCGAGGAATCGAAATTCTTTCTACCGTTTAGTCTTTCCTCTACATTCATGCAAATATTCATGATGTTGCTAAACTTTTCCTTGTAATCATTAGGCTGTATGATTCCACCATATCTGGAGAATATATCTTCTAAGTTGTTGTCTTCTGTCATACAGGAAGATAAGAAATTTTCCTCATGTGAAGCTCGTGAGATACTTTCCCTATGTTCACTCGTGCAACTGCCTTCAAGGTACTTTAAAGGTGGTTTTTGCACTAAAAAGGCCCTATCATATATCCCCAAAGTCGGCCCCGGGCTTTCCCTTCCCCCTCAGTGCGTGGCGTGGTCAATCGTGTGGCAGTGTAAGTGATCTTTCCTAAATGTTGGTTTTTGTGATTGATTTTGAGCGCATTAGCGTTTTTACCGCTTCATTGAAATGTGCTGGAAAATTTTAAGGAAAGTAAGTGCTTATAAAAGGTAGTTCCTGGGCCCTTTACCTGTCCTTTCGCACGCGCGTATATCTGGGGATTTTTGATGCATGGATGATATGATCAGAATTCCGGATATGTTGAATGTAATGAGCCAGCGAGATGCAAAAGGCGAGTTCATTCCTTTCGGTTCAATCACCTGGGTAACTAACAGTCAGTCCCGGAACACGGGAGGCGAAAAGATCACGCTGGAAAATGCCGTGCTGGTTGGGAAACCGAGTAAGAACAATCGCAAATACAATCCACGTCACCATGCCAATTACACCCGTAACATCCGCGCTATGGATGGAAATCGGATAATGAAAATAAAAGTCCTGCTGGTAACCCGGTTCATGGGCTTAAAGACAACCCTATAATTTATGAGTAGTACAGTTAACCAACTTGAGTTCCGCGGGGATGATGTAGCGATCTATAACGATATCATTATCGATATGTGGACTCCGGATCCTGCCGTTCCGATGAAATCTCCGCGACCAAAGGAAACCGGAAGCTTGGAATATTCCCCGTGGGGTGAAGGGAACGACTTTCCTCAACAGACCATCGCGAAAGTGGAAGCAGATACCGAACTCGGTGCTTTGCTCAATTGGCTAGGCCGATTGCTGCAAGGCAAGCAGGTTGTTGCGATGCAGGAAGTGTGGAATGAGGAAAAGAAAAAGTTCGACATTGTAGAGGTTAAGGATCAGGAAATAAAAGATTTTCTTTCCAGCATCAGCTGGAAACGGTACTGGCGGGAAGCATGTGTGGATTTCACCTGGTTCCAGAACATCTTTCCAGATATGTTCAAGAGCAAAGACGGAAAGTCTATTGCTACAATATCCTGCCATCACGCCGCCTGGACAAGGCTAGGCAAAATGAATGGAAGCGGCACAGTTGAGAAAGCATACGTTTCGGCAATGTGGCCGGATTCCAAGGTAGGTGATGAATACACCCAGGAACATAAGGTTGTAGATCCTTATGATGCATCGCTGATCGAAAACCTTAAAGCAGACACGAAACTTACCAGGTTCATTTACCCTGTTAACTACCCTTCACCGGGAAAGGCTTATTACTCCCTTTCACCTTGGATTGCATTCATAAATTCCGACTGGTATAAAATCAAGAATCTCATTCCGAAGTGGAAGCTCAGGTTTATGGAGCGCCTTTTATCGGCAGCCAAACTCCTCACCATCCATCCAAATTACTGGCGTACGGCTTATAAAGATTGGGATGCCTTGGGCAGAGATGAGCAGCTTGAATTGAAAAAAGCTAAGGTTAAGGAGATCAGCGCGAGTTTGAGCGGCATTGAAGGTGCCGGTGCAACCATCCTTACAGAGATGGTTACCGATAACGATGGTAAACCTGTTCCTGGATTCACACTGACGAGCATTGAAAGCGGCTTCAAGGACGGACAAAACCTTGAAGATTCGCAAGAAGCTTCGCAACACTTGATGCGAGCAATGAACGTGGATCCTACACTAGTAGGTAATGGTCCGGGCAGAGGTAAAGACGCTGGCTCTGGCTCGGATAAACGGATCGCCATGAACATCGCTACAGCTATCCTTACACCTTATCGCGACGTGATCCTCGAACCTTTGGTGCTGAAGGCTATGTACGACGGGTGGAAAGATCGTATTCAAAATCTATTCTTCTCCGTGGTTGAAGTTGATCTGCAAACCCTCGACGAAGGCTCAACCTCTAAAGATTCTATTGCTGTAAACACTCAACCTGCTACAAAATAATGGCACTACTCGACACCATACTTGACATTAAACGTCACAACAGCGCACTATCAGGCAACATAAAAATTGATAACCTGCAATCTTTCATCAATGAAGGCCTAGACAGACACATTTACCACGCTATCGGCTATGATCAGGTTGCAAATCTGGTAGCTGCGAAACAAACCGCTTCGCTGAAACAAAAGCGAATGCTGGATCTACTGCAGAAAGCTGCTGTAGGATTCATGGTCTACTATTGGGCTGATCAGGGTGCGGTGCAGTTCAGTGATATGGGTATCCACGTAGCAAAAGACAGCACGAAGCTACCTGCTTCCGATAAGAAGATCATTGCACTTAAAAAGCAGAACATCTCTTCAGGATACGCGGCACTTGAAACTGCGGTTACTTTCCTTGAAGACAACATTAATGACTTTCCAGTATACAAGGAAAGTGCTCAGCACGCGAGAAACCGTGCACTACTGATCAATACTGCTACGGAGTTTCAAGGATCCGGGGTAAACATTAACCAGGATGCCCGATTGTACGCAACGCTTCGCACCTATCAGGAAACTATCGAATTGACCTACATCGAGCCGGTGCTCGGATACGACATCAAGGAGGCGCTGCACCAGGCTATTTTGAATAACAGCTTATCTACTGAGCAGCAACAGTTACTTAAAAGAGTCCGCAAGGCTGTTGCTGCCTACACTATGGCAGAGGCAATCCCATACATGGTGCTGAGTATGGATGCATCTGGAATATTTGAGCTGAGCGAAACTGTGGGTGGTATTTCCGGTAACGTGGAAAACAGATCATCCGCCAGTGACAAGCGACTTGCTATTGCAATGAACCGGTACCAGATGAGCGCTGAGCAGCACCTTGAAAGCCTGCGTAAATATCTGGTTTCGCACAAGGATGACTTCGGCTACATCACTCCTGAGCAAATAAACATCAACGACAATTATCAAAACGTATTTTTTATATGAAAATAGAAGGTTTTAAACTGGGCGAGAAAGCTACGCCTGCAGCATTGATCGCATATGCACGCTGGTACATCGGAAGGTTAGAAAAGAAGGGCAATGCCGGATTTGTGGATTCAGCATTCGAAAAAGAGATGGCAGCAGCTGGATGGCGTAAAGGCGATGCCTGGTGCGCAACCTTCGTTAAAATGGTATTCCGCAAACTCTTCACTGGCGATTTACTTGCCGTGGTAAACAAGCAGCTTAATGCTGGTGCAAAAGCATCTGCAGATAACATGCGCAAAGCTGGAATCTTTGAAACTGGTACCGTACCTGAACCTGGTGCACTGGTTTACTGGATCCATGGTCATGGTCCATCAGGGCACGCTGGGATTGTAGAAAAGGTGGATCTAAAGACCAACACCATGTACTGTGTGGAAGGTAATACCAATGCTTCCGGAAGCAGAGAGGGCGACCGTGTAGCTGCTAAGGCACGCACCATCACGCGCCAATTCACAAAAGAGGGCTTGAACGTCTATCTGTATGTATATCCAAGATTGAAGAAATAATGGAAATGGATCCAAACGAAAAAGAGCTCAGTACCTGGGGCATTGCAGGTGGCTTCCGAACGGGTTTCATCACTTTCTTTCTTGCGCTGCTTACTATGGCAGTGGTTACCCTCTTCGCTATGTTCGTTAATCTCCAAAATGATCGGGTTAAGGATAAGGAAAAGCAGATTGAAGAACTAAAAGAGTATATGCGGCCCACGACCGAGCGGATGAATGATGTCGCAAATAAGGTCGATACAGCTGCAACCAAGGTCATCACCAGCGCCGATAAGGTGGACAGCCTTACAACCCAATTCAACAACCGTAAAAACCTCAAATAATGAAAGCATTTGCAGCACTCCTAATCATCTTGTTCCTGTTTACAGGAGCCAAGCCTGCTAGTAAATCGGCAGCGCCCATTGTTAATTCTGCTCCACTGGATAACCATTATGAGCAATTACCAGAAAGGCTTGATAAGCTTTCTGAAAAGATGGAAACACTTTCCAACAAAGTAAAATCCCTGTAATATGAAAAAGCTTATAAAATCTGTTTTAATGGTTTGCGCCATTCCCATGATCATCTGCAGTTGTAGCGTGATGAAGCAAAAGAAGGAAAGCCATACCGAAAGTTCTACTTCACTTGCCCAGGGATCATCTTCCAGTACTGCTTCCGTGGATACTTCCAAAACCACCACCAACGAGTACCTGAGAATTTACTTTCCAAGAGCAAAGCTGAATGCACAGCCCACCGCCCAAACGTTTTTGCCGCTGATAATGCCGGATCTCTCTGGCGCTACCGATGAGCAGCGCAAAGCGGCTATCGAGATGCAGACACAATTCAATGAACTTCGAAATGCTTTTAATAGCCAGGGCGAAGCGTTGAACGCCGCTCGTGCAGGGGAATCAGGCTTTTTGCTGGAACTGATGAGGCAGAAGCAGGAAAACTCCGGTAAATCCACGAGCGAGCAACAGCAGGATAGCACCAACTACAAGCATGAAGAAAAAGCGGATTTGTCTGAAAAGGATAAAAAGGAAGGTTTTAGTGGCTGGCAGCTTATAGCAATCCTTGGAATCCTGGCTTATATCGTGACCAAAGTTTTCAAATAATGCACAAGATCCAAATTGGTGAGGTGCTAAAAGAAGCGCCATCGGCATGGCACGAACTGACCGCCGATCAGCTGATCATCTGGATGAAGATCTGCGCGAAAGACATTGGTCCGGAGAAAGCCTTGATGTTTGTTAGTGCAATGTTTTTGAGCCTCCCAAAGCGGGAGTACTTCAAGCTGAATGCAGCACAGCAGATCCAGCTTGCAGATCAGTTCAAGTACCTGCTGGATAACAAGCTTTTCGCCTGGTTAAATCCGGAGTTCAAAGTTGGACTGATGAGAAAGTATCAAGGCCCAGCTGATCACCTGAGCACTTCCACGATCGAAGAGTTTAACGCTGCAGAGAGCTATTACCACATGTACCGGCACACAGGCAATGAGGCTTTCTTAGATCAGCTGATTGCAGTGCTATACAGGCCAACTTCCAAACACAACAACGGCAAGGATGCGCGCAAGATCTTCACTGAGATTGATGTGATCCGCAATGCGGCAGGGATGCGCAAGCTGGATAAGCACCTAAGAGCAGCGATCCTTTTCAATTACGAAGGTTGCAGGCGGCATGTGGTATCCAGGTACCCCACCATTTTTATTCCTGGGAAGGAAGGCGAAAAGTCAGAATTCACCAATCTCACCCCGCTAATTAAAACCGTGGCCGGTGGTAACGGAAAATTCGGTTCCTTCAGGGAAACGGAGCAAACCAATTTATACCTCTTTTTAGATCATCTGCGTGATGAGATTGAAGAATCTAACCGTAAAAAGTAATGTTAACCGAAGATCAATTTATCAGCTATTTTGAAAAGCTTGCCATAGCACACCGCACTATTGCGCACAACCTTGATGGTCAGCAATCCTTTTTTGAGGTTGAGGATCCCGATGAGCTGAACGCGTTTAATGAGGCGCTTCGCTATGCAACAGGATCTACCGTGATGCTTGTGGTTGCAGGTGAAGGCGAACTGGATGATAACAATTCAGAAAATCACGTTCAGGTTATGGAATTCCAGATTTACATACTGCAGAAAAAGGATGATGGCATCAAAACCTCGGATATTCGATCGGTTTGTATTGAGGTCATAAAATCAATTGTTGGACGTACAAAACAGGATTGCCGCAAAGGGAAGATTGTTCCCAGCAAGGCCATCACTTTCCGAATCAGTAATGTTCCTATCCGAATGGTTGGACCAGTGGAGCTGAACTGGTACGGATACACAACCCAGCTGTCGTTTACCTGTCCTTTTGGTTGGAGCGTCGATTCCGGAACTTGGTCAGATATTCCATAACAGTCCATGAGTGTAACTTTGATCTCCCCTCCGGAGGAAATTTCTTTTTCTGCTGATTTCATTAACGCTGGCTTTCAGTGCGGTGATTTCGTGCAAACTCCGGGTGTAAAGTCGGTGAACACCATCGGGATAAAGACATTGACTGAGCCTGCCGACTTCGTGATCCAGTATGGAACAAATATGGTCATCATGACCGCCAAAACAAATCCGGATAACAGCGGAAGTGAATTCCAGTATGTGCCTTGGATCAATGAAGCACCTGAAGCGGCCTTGGCTGCTCTGCCCTACTTTCAGAATCATCCGATTTTATCGACTGACTTCGACATCACATCCACCGCTGACAATAAAATCATCCTTACAGCAAAGCAGGATGGCCGGGACTATGATGTTCTTGGATATAATACTACTCCGGGCAGCCTGCCGAAGCTGAAGGAAAACTATACGGTGCATGTACGGCTGATGGTGCAAAATCCGCAGGATTCTGGATACACCGAAGCGTATGTTGCGAATCTTCCGTTGCAATTCGGCACGAATAAGGTCAACGCGGTTCTGGGCGATAAACTTCATCAGCGCCTCACTGCTGATTTAAATAAGTACGAACCGGAGATCCCCGAAGCTGTCATCTACAACTGTAATGTAAGCCGCAGAAGATATTTCTTCCAATATGGGGAAAGCTTCGGGCAACCGGCTACAATTAAAAAGCTTACAAATTCACCCATTTACATTGTGGCGCACGGTGGACTAAGTTACCGAGCTAAAGGCCGGCAGTCATTTTTGAAATTGCTTAAACCTGGTACAGTAGATAAGGACCGGTTTATGGTGCAGGGACCTGCAGAGGTTTCTACCAGAACGGATCAGCCGCAGTACCTGTACTTCCTGAACACCCGTGATCAGGTTAACCTCACCATCAATTGCAAGTTCTATTTCACAGATGGAACCTTTGCGGCTATACCACTGCAATCAACTACGCTAGGACGTGGTGGTAAAATTGGTTTCCGCGTTCAATTTGATAAGCTCTTTAACCCAGTTGATTTCCCTGCAAGGAAGGTAAAGAAGTTTGAAATCTGGCTTTCAAATACTGGTGGTGCTGCAATCTCTGAGGTGCGTTCCTATTTGCTCGATTACGATTATAAAGAGTTTTACAAGTATTTTTTGTTTTGGAATTCCTGGGGTGCGCTGGAAAGCCGCATGTTTTATGGAAAAGGCAGTGTAGAGTTCGACCTGGTGCAATCTGTAGCGGATCGGAATTCTTCTTTACCTACCGCAATTAGCCAGGGCACATCAACTGTTTTTAATAGTTCGATACAAACCAAGTTCTCCATCACCACCGGATTTATTGCCAATAAAACCCTGCTGTACCTGAACCGGGAGTTCTATGTCGCTACAATGAAGTACATACTTAGCGATGGCAAGCTGCTCCCGATCCGGGTTACATCGAAGACCATCGGCGAGATTGAAGACGGCAATAACCTGTTTGCGCAGAAGTTCGAATACCAGTACCTGTTTGAGGATCAATCATACACCGAAGGTGACGTTTACAAACCTGTACCGCCACCGGTTCGGATCACTGGTCAGATTTATTTTGGTCCATCACTTACAAGGCCGGTTATTGCTGCTGACGTGCTTTCGCTTCCAAACAGCGCACCGGCTGCTGCTTACCTGATCCCAGTTGTAACCGGACCAAGTAAATACATCAGCGTTGCTTACCCTAAACTTACAAAGAAGTGGGGAAGCGCTTTTGATAACACCAGTCAGGAGAACGTGGCTTCTGAATACGTGCCTGTCGACATTGTTGTTGATGGCATTCTGTACGTGTTACGCACGATGGCACTTGATGTTGCCTACTCTTATTCTCATGATCACATTTTAACGATTACCGATGTCAACTAATTACACAGAAGTAGCTAAACCCATTAAACTGCTAAATCAAGGAAACCTTGACGGGTGGTTCGGACCCTATACCAGTGATGCTGAGGCCAAGCCACCGTACCTGTAAATATCAGGTGGGGTAAAGTCGTAGGGATTTTAAAGGATGGCTATATCATTGAGAAGTGGTGGCCTAATGTAAATAGTGATTTGGTTGAGTACAATGATGTGAGCAGCCAACTGAGTGATTTCATTCAGCTTTTTGATAAAGCCAAATTGTTGATTGGTACCGATTACATCAACAGCGGCTATTTACAGGATACAAACATAAACTCTCTAGGGGCGATTGTAACTGGACAGATTGGCTTCCAGGTTGCCAACATACCGTTTTTAAATGATTCTGTTCAGCAGGTAATCGTATCTAATCTACCATCTACAAGCGCTAAGTATTACAGGTGGGTGGACAGGCAAGGCAATACAATCAGTTTCGGTGTTATCCCATCAACAACACAGGTCTTTAATCGACCATCTGGGGCCGTCGTACTTCAGTTCAACTTAAGAAGGTCAACGGCACCAGTAGACCCGGAAAATTCGAAAGACTCGGTTATGGTGAACAAAGGTAGTAAGGCATTCCCCTACCTGAACTTTAATGATCCCGGTATAATTTTCTCGGTAAGGGGTAAAGAAATTATGGCTTCGATCTTAAAAGAAGGAAGCACACTTGGCGGAAATCCTGTGGCGACTACCAATTTAATCCCAAAGCTTACAATTGCCTACAGCAAACAACTAGTAGATGTTTCTACAATTGCTACAGACAACCGCACCGTCAACGGTATTTGGATTGACCGATTTGTGAGCACCTCTGGAGCAATTACAGCCACATCTGGAGCCGTAGGGTGGATGATGGCCAACATTCTTATTAAATACAATACCACCACAAAGATTACAATATCTGGTGGACAGATGACCTCTGGAAGATATTGGCGTATACTGGATGCAGCTGGAAACGTGCTTGCTAATTCCGGATCAACTCAGTATGATGGCGCGCTTACAACAATAGATATTCCATCCGGTGCTGCTGTTTTGCAGATAAACATAAAACGGAACACTGATAACGCATCAATCATAAACAGCTTTATGGCTAATTTTGGTGCAACAGCTGCTCCACTTGAAAGCTATGGATCAGCGATCACACACATCGATGGTGTACAGATTGGAGCAACCGCTAAAAAGCCGATTTTATACATCGTTGTCTATGGCGATAGTACCACATTTGGTGCTGATTTAGCCAATCCTGAACTAACAAGGTGGTCTACTCTATTCGGTAATTACTTTGATGTGGTTATTATAAACTTAGGATCTTCAGGTGCAAGGGCTGAAGAAATCACCGCCCGAATGGGTGGAGTATTTCCGAACATTACCGTAAATGGCGGCGTGATCATCCCGAATACATTTGTCGCAGTAAGCTATCCGGACATCAACCCGCTGCGTTCAGGTGCGGTAGTGCAGATTGATGTAGACCTTTATCTTCAAAATGGAAATAAAGTAAGCGGCGTACTTCATCAAACAAACGGTTTTAAAGCTACAAGCATATCTTCAAACATTAATACCGGTTCGCAGCCTTTACGCATGGTATCGTTATCTGGTAAAGCAAGATGGAGCAACATCACCATCTTAGGGCAAGGGATTAATAATGAGCCTTTGATCGTAGACGGCACCCAAACGATTGATGATGTTAAAGGGTGGTATATGGCAGCTGCCAGTGTAGTTAAAGGCGATTTCTTCGTTTGGGGCGTGTTAGATCGAGGCCCAAATGAAAAGCCGGGAACGGTAATAGGCGACTATATTGTTGAACTCGAGAAGTTCTTAAAACTAAATTTTGGTGCAAAGTATATCCCCTTCCGTCAGTATCTGATTTCACCACAAGCACTCTCAGATGCTTTACTATTTAATCCAGCCTTTGTGCCAACTGCAGCAGATCTGGCGGCTCAAGCAGTTAAGACAACGCCGCCTTCGTTCAGATCGGGTAGCGGATCAGTTCACCTTAACGAATTAGGTCATCAGTTGCAAGCATTGTACTTCAAAAAATTTCTTGAATTCTTTTTGATGTAAAATTAACTAAGCCGCTTACCTGCATCTAAAAGATTACTTCCCATGCTCCAACTTCTAAACGCCCTTTCTCAAACAGCGGATCTGCACACCGACACGATCATCCCTATCGAACGGAACAATCCGCTGTTTAACGAAGATACCCAGCTTTTCGCTGATGTCACCTACGGATTTAAATTGCCGCTTACCCCAGGCAATCAGGAGTTCATCAAAAATGCGCACCTGGTGGAAGCGGCCATTGAGCAGTACGCTCAGGATGCTACGCTCCTGGTGGATGGTACACCGCTACACACCGGAAAGCTGACCTACAAAATTACCGGCAACGACATCGATGCGCTGTTCCGGATAAACTTTGGTGCGTTATCGGAACAAACCAAACAGGTAAAGCTTTGCCAGATCTACACCGGTGATGCTATGGAGCTGCCCTATGATACAGCGCACATGCTGGCCGTTTGCAAAAACCCGAAAGACTATGGTTATAGCTTTTTTCCAATCTACAATGAAGCTTGGAGCGAAAGCGAAACTGAAACTGAGTTTGTGATCAACAAATGGGATCATGCGGCACAGAAATTTGTGCCCTCAGCTTGGTGCCCGTTTTTCAAACTTAAGTACCTGCTGCAGAAAGTAGTGGAGTTCCTTGGTTTTTCCATCGATGGCGAATACCTGAAGGATTCCGAATCTGATGAAATCTTTGTTTACACCAGGATCATGTCCAGCACTTTGATGAATGGATCGTTCACCTACCTTCCGCAAGATCTAACCCTGAAAGATTTCCTGATCAGAATCAAGGAGCGTTTCCAGATCAGCTGCAACTTTGATATGATAACCGGCAAGGTGAATGTTGTAACGCCCAGCAGCGTGCTGAACAGCTTTACCGTGCAGGATCTCTCCGATTATGTTACTGCTATCGACGAAATTGATGTGCCGCAGGTAACCGGCTATTCAATCATTTTAAAGCCTGATGAAGATGATGAGTTGTTCCTTGATCCAAATGCGGAAAACGAAAACACCTACATTCCTACAAACCGCCTGACCATCGGCGATAAGGAAAAGCCGATCGACATGGAATCATCCACCTTGAAGGTGAAAACATTCGAGACTTATTCGATGCCGGCCACTAAGCAGCGCACGTACTATTATAAGAACAGATCAGAGTCATTCCCCTTACGTTTCTTGCGTTACCGCGGAATGAAAACGCTTGCCGGTGGTCTGGTCTTCCCACAAGCAGAGCCGGTGGAGCTGAGCCTGGATGATGCAACCTGGTACAAGTTCAAAAACGAAAGTAAGACCGTAAAGCTGAAGATGACTATACCGGCTTTCCTGCTTGCTCGGATTAAGATTTACCAGAAGATCTCCTTTTTCAGCAAAGAGGGGAATTACACCATCGCACTTATTGAAAAGTTGCCCTATAACCTTTCATCCGGCAACAGCAGCTACATTAATGCTACCCTGCAGTGCAGAACGATGGTCAACTCCTACGCCACCGATGCACAGCTGATCGAATACAAACCGGATCCAAATGAAACGGATGCCGACAAAACGGGATTGATTCCAGCTACCTACAAAGCGTTTTTCGATAAAACCAGACTTCCTGCAGTAAACATTGAAATCCTTTGGACCAGCAGAGTAAATGGCAGATCAGTCGTACTTAAGGAAAGTATCCTGCTCAGTACAGATCGTTTTGGTACTGGCGGTACCGTGATTGCCCCGCCTCTGATTACCCCGGTGACATGGGAACTTCGGGTTACTTCCGGCGTTCCGAGGTTTGCAATCGTTGGTGGTATGAAATTCAACTTTCAAATGGGCAATGGTTACTACTGGCTAAATCTGATCACTCTACCACGCTCACCTTATGATGTACAGGGCATTTGGATCGTTTTTGAAGAGGCAAATCTACCCGGACCAAATCCGATCAGCGTTACCCCGCCTACTGATGGTGGAGGTGGAGGCGTAACACCGCCAGTGGATCCACCAACCGAGCCGCCTGTAGCACCTACTGCATTAAAGGAAAAGTTTGATCTTACAGTTGGCGCAACGTTGAAGGATGGTTTCAAGGATCGCACCCCTGAATACAAATCAGCCTACAGGAAGCATGTAAGGCGTATTGGCGGTGAAAACTGCTTTAAAATGCACATCTTTCAACCACAGGAAGGCCAGTTTAGGTACGCTGAAATTGATGCAATCCTTGCTGAAGCCGTGGCTTACGATCTGGATATCCACATTCACTGCATCACTTGGGCAGATGTGAATGCACAATTTCTGAAGGATAAGGAAGGGACATGGACGCAACAGCAGTTTAGAGACTTCCTTATCAATCACATCACAACTCTGCTCACCTATCTGCTTCCATATGTAGACAGAATAACGGGAATTGACTCCATTAACGAGGCTTTCGGACCGAACGGCCTCAAATCTTCATTCTGGGGCCGTGTTCTTCCGGATTGGATTGATGTAACCGTTTCCACCGTAAGGAGCATCATGCCGAATGTTCCGCAGTTCATCAATGATTTCGATTTTGAAGATTCTAATGCTAAAGGGCCTACTGTTGTCAACTACATCAAAGAGGCGGCAACCAGAGGGATCGTAATCGACGGGATCGGATCGCAATCGCACAGCAGTGTTGCGCTGAATATGGTAGATTATGAACGCAGGTTACGGGTATTAGGTAATTCAGGGTTGTTAATTCATATATCCGAACTGGATGTAATCCTTAAGCCAGGCTCTGCTACTTCCCCAACCTGGGCCACTTCTGAAACATGGTTACGCGATGACCAGGGGAATCCCATCCCTGAGCTGGACAGCAATGGCAACCCGAAAGTAGATAGCAACGGAAATCCTGTTTATCGGTTCAAATCGCGTACCCAAATTGAACTGGAAATTTTCAGATCATCACCACCAAGGTTAGCGGCACATGCTATGTTCTTCACAGAAAATTACAGGATTGCCCAGAAAGTGATTCCGCGTGCAAACCTATATGGAATAACAACCTGGTGCGTAGGTATCGCAGACAGTGGAATTAACTTCCCAACCTTCAAAGAATTCCCTGGACTGTTTTTCGTAGACTACACGCCTACACCAGCGGTTCAGGCATTGCTCGATATGCCAGTACAGCCATACGTTGCACCTTAGTAAGGATCCCGCACACGCGGGATTCCTGTCCTTTCCAACGCCACCCTGAAAAGGGATTTTCGTAGAATGGCAGAGAAAACATTGTTCGATCAGATTGAGATCCGCGGGTATGTCGATGGCTGGGCACGCCTTACCATTGAAGCCTGGCGAAAAGAACTCCGAAAACAGAAAATCGGGGTGACCGATGATTTATATCGATCGTTCACACATCAACTAAAACGCGACCGCGAAGATTTGCTGGGTGTGATGCTAAAATTCAAATTTTACGGGCGCCTTCGAGATATGGGTGTCGGCAAAGGTGTTTCAGCGCACGAGCGTTTTACCAACAAACAAAATCTTGCCGCTAACAAAAAGTATGGCACCGACCTCTCGGCCCTGTCGCGTAAACCTGCTCGCTGGTTCAACAAGAAAAAGGTTAACCAGGTGCACAGGCTCCGCGAGCTGCTAGCAGTCAGAACCAATACTGCAGTTTCCAAACACATTTCAGACATCATGACCAACCAGTCAGAATATAACATCACTTTCAATGGCTAATAGAACCGATACAGAAGCAGTAGTAAAACTCGTCATCAATGGACAGCAAGCCGATGCTACCCTAAAGGATTTAACCAATTCACAGCGGAAGTACAATGCACTATTAAGCAATATGAAGGCTTCTGATCCTGGCTATAAAAAGATGGCCGAAGAGTGTGCTATGCTCGCCACCGCAGAAAGAGAACGTCGTAAAGAGCTTAAAGGTTTAGTAACCGATTCGCAAGAACTCGCTTTGTCCTGGAAGGATATTGCCGCTGGTGTAGTTGGAGGAATAGGTATTTCTGAGGGCATCGGTTTGATCAAGGATATCGGTGCTCAGGTATTTGAAATCACATCGAAGTTCCAGAAGCTTGAAGCGGTACTGACCACTACCCTTGGCAGTAGAAGCCAGGCACAACTGGCGATGAAGCAGCTGCAGCAGTTTGCATCGGAAACCCCATTTGGAGTTGATGAGATAACAGAATCATACGTGAAGCTTGCAAACCGTGGATTTAAACCAACCATGGAAGAACTCCGAAAACTCGGTGACCTTGCAGCTTCCACTGGTAAAAGTATGGATCAGCTGATTGAAGCTGCATTGGATGCAGAAACCGGAGAATTCGAACGATTAAAGGAGTTTGGTATCCGCGCTGAAAAGGATGGCGATAAAATACGTTTGACATTTAAAGGCATAACGCAGGAGATAGAATATTCTAATGAAGCTATCCGCGAATACATTGTTGGCCTTGGAGATGTGGAAGGTATTTCTGGTTCAATGGCTGGAATATCTGAAACGCTAGCAGGCAAGGTGTCTAACCTTGGCGACAACTGGGAGTCCATGCTTAAGATTGTTGGAGATGAGACCCAGGGTGTGTTTTCTGGTGCTATCGACATTATGAACGAAGCGGTAACGGCCATGAGCAAATACATGGCTAACCTTAGCCTGGCACAAAAGTACGGTGGCCCGGGATCTAGCCTGTGGGAACGTGCTAAAGGAACATTCTCCGAAATGAACGGTGGAACAAATACCGCTCAGGTGCAAAGGGATGCCTTTGCCAATGTTTCCAGTACGCTGGATACTTCCATCGGAAGCGCCAAAAACTTCAAGGATCTGCTGGCTATTCAGGATGATGTGCTCGGAAGAATGCAGCGTGTCGATAAGGCAACGAAAGAAGGTGCAGCAGCCTTCCAACTGTACAACGACAAGCTTCGCATGATCAAGGAAGCTGGAAATGGAATATTAGATGATCGGGAGCAAAAGAAGCTGGCCGAAGAATCCAAAGCCACCAATTTAGCTGCAAAGGAGAAAGAAAAGGCTGCAAAGGAAGCTGAGAAAGCGGCGAAAAAGCAGGAATCCGAACGCAAGAAAGCACTTTCTGAATTTGAAAAATTCGACAAAGCCTATGAGAAGCTTGGACTACAAAGGTTGGATGATCAGCTTTCTAAAAACCAAAAAGAGATAGAGCAGGAAAAACGGAAGTATGATGATCTAATCAAATTAGGTGAAGATTACCTTAAAAACCATCCCACTGCGGCTCCTGAACAAAAGCAAGCGGCAGAAGCAAACATAACCCAGCTAAAGGGAGATAAGGAAAATGCCTTGAATACTATCGCAGTCCGTCAGGAACAGGAAATGGTTGCAAAAATCACAGAATTACGAACCCAGCTTCAGCAGGTCAAGGAAACGGAGCTGCAGAAAGAGCAAACTCTTATCAATAAGACCTATGATGAACAGGAGCAATTGTTTTCCGACAACGAAAGCAAGCTTGCTCAGCTTAAAATTGATCGTGCAAAAGACCTCTCAGATGCTGAACTGAGAGAAAAAGAGCGGCTTGAAGCAGAAAAGGTGCGTATTGAAGGTCAATATAGGCTGTTGACCGGAAATGAAGATGATAAGAAGCTGGCCGAGATTAATAAAAGATATGATGATGAACTTGCAGCATTGAAGAAAAACTTCAGTGATAAGGTAATTTCAACAATTGAATATTATGAGGCAATAGATAAAATTGAAGCTTCTCGTCAGTTCGAAAAAGATGCACTAGCACTCGCAAACGCTAAATATGAGGAAGAAAAAGAGAAAGCAAAAAAGGAGCAAATTAAGGATGCAGCTTTTTCAAGTGCTCAATCAATCGCAGATGCTGTGTTTCAAATTGGGGCTAATAATAGGCAACGCGAGACTGATCTGGCATTAAGCAACATTGAAAAGCAAAGAGAGACTGAGCTTAGTAAAAAAAACCTAACAGAAAAGCAGAAAGCTGCCATCAACAAAAAGTTTGACGAACAAGCTAAACAGGTGAAGCTGAAAGCTTGGGAGGACGAAAAGAAGGCAGCCATTACTCAAGCAGTGATCAATGGTGCGTTGGCTGTTACCAAAGCTTTGCCGAATATCCCTTTAGCCATTGCTACCGGTGTAGCTGCAGCGGCACAGCTTGCTGTGATCGTAGCACAGAAACCGCCTGAATTTGCTGCCGGCGTTCGTAATTTCAAAGGTGGACCCGCGATCGTTGGTGAAGCTGGTACAGAGTTAATTGAAGAGCAGGGAAAATTATGGCTTGCAGAAAAGGCTACGCTCGCAAATCTCGCACCTGGTGCGAACGTGTATAATGCGGAGGAAACGGTGTCCATGATGAATGCTTCTTTGGGTCAGAAGCTCTATACGCCGGTGAACTATTCCGTTGATAATGCTAGTGCACGTACCGCAGAAAACCAGTACAGATCTAACAGTACCGCTCCTGCTCTCCCAACATCGGCACTAGTATCCAATACCTCCCGGGATGATAGCGCAACCATGCGGGAGCAGATTGAAATGCTTACCGGTGCTGTTAATGCCTTTATTCAAGAACAATCCAGAATTAATAAGATCCCTGTGGAATTAAACTACCGAATAGTGGAAGAAAAAGCTGCAGAAGTTAAACAAGTTAGGATTAAACAAGGAGCAACACTTTAGTGATATTTTCCGATTCATTTTATTTAACCAATTATCTTAGCTAATCATATGTATTTATCACTCGTTAGATTCGGAGTAAAACTCTTTTTTGATGAAATACTTGGCGATAACACGATGCGAGTTATCGCCGAGAAGGATGATTTGGAGGTTGAATATTCTATCACCGTAGAAGAGGCGAAACAGATTATCTCTCATTTACAAAATAGTTTTAAGCTTATTCAAACAACATCTCATCAAACATTTTCTCCAAAAGATCATTCTTCTTTTCAAGAAAAACTGCAGGATCGCCAAAAATGATCTTTCTCAATACCTCTCGTATTAAACTATCTATTTTTAATGAAATTACCACCCATTCATTTCTTGAATGAAGGTCGGCCTTAAATACCTGTCCATGAAGATATGTAGACCTTATCTTGTATGCTAGCTTTATATATGTAAATCGATCCCTTTTGTCGCTCTTGATTCCACCCAAAAAACACGAAGCGCGTTCTGAGACTTTATGAGTAACTTCTGAACTATCAGTTGTAAACAAGCATTCCAAGATGGACATATAAAATGAAATTTTCTGTGGCAGGTATGATGTACTTCGTGCAAGATCTAAAAATCTTAAGGCTCTTGTTAGTCTGTTTATTGAGTTGTTGTAGTTCTGATAATTGTGTGCTGATGCCACAGCTGGATTATCTAGGCTAAAAGGAAAGCCGGGTTCTAAATTGGTGGGATCAAAGCTACTTACTGATTTTATTCTCTTCGACAAATCATCCAATTGGCTAAGTTCATCCAAGGTAAAGTAAGTATCAGAATATTCCCCGGCGGAATTACTGATCATCATACTGCGAACATTTCGAAAGCAATTGTTTAGCTCAGGAGAGTGGACGTAACAATTTTGCGAGTATACACTATTGTCTTTGATAAACCATAAATAACTTAGGGCTCTGTTTACGTGGGAGTTTAACGTAGCAGATATCGGATGTGGATGTGGACACTTTAATGCCCACCCATTTTGAAGAGACGAAATATCTCCGGAATAACTTACAGTTACTAATCTTCTTATTGTGTTAAGGTCTATTGTACCAACAGCTGCCATTAAGCTAGGATTTGAAGTGAAAGGCATCAATCGGTTAGGATTGGAGAAATAAGACAGATCTTCAAATTCGAAGCCTTTCGAAGAGTCTTCAAAGTGGAAGAAAAGGACTGGAGATAATGCATTAATTTTCATATTTATTTTATTTCGCTATTGAATGATATACTTGTGTAAATTTGAAAGAAGCGTTCAACTAACTAGCCTCATAAAGCCAGCGTTCCGCATAAATGAATCATTCATTATATCCATGCCGGTGCGTTTGTCCTGTTCATTTACGTGCACGTAGATCATTGTGGTAGTAATCTTGGAGTGTCCCATAATCTTCTGCAAAGCTACCACGTCCTTTGTTTGACGGTAGTAGTGGGTGCCAAAGGAATGCCGCGCAACGTGGAAGGTCAGGTTCTTTCTAATGTTAACCCCGTCCATAGCAGCGATGTCCTTCAACGATCGGTTCATCTCCTGCTCTGTAGGAAGATTAAAAAACTTTCCCGTTTTCCGTTCAATGAAGTTCTGAGCGATCCGGGATAATGGTATTTGGACCTCCTTTTTAAATCGCCTGTTCTTCCAAGGCACAAAATGCATTTCATTATTCAGCTGAACCCAGCCCCATTCCGCTCGGTAAACGTCTGACACCCGAATCGAAGTAAAGCAGCTAAACAGAAACGCTCTAAGTGTTTGCTGCCTCAGATCGTCTAGCCGGTTGGATAGGTATAATCCTGTTAGCCGGTTAATCTCGTCCTCTTCCAGGTAGGTCAGTGATGGTGCCGGTGGCGTATTTACATAGTTTTCAAAATCTTTATTCAAGCTGATGCCTTCCTCCATTGCGAGATGCAGGTAGGTTTTTATGTCTTTAATCCTACCCCAGATGGTTGCATGATCGTTTTTGTGCCTGGTGCTTAGATGTACCTTGAAGCGTTGTAGCAGCTTCCTATCAGTAGTGTAGAACGGAATTGAGGTCTTAAACTTTTTTAATCGGTTCAAAGTGCCGATGTTGTTCAGGCGGGTTCTATTTGAAATCTCCTTGTATTTGAACCGGTCGGCTATCTTATGCTCCATGTAGGCAAGAAAATCCCTGCGTAAGTCAATGTTCCGGAGTTCATCAATAAATAAATCCATCGACAAAACCTTATCCTGGATCCGGTACACTTTAAAAATCTCATTTACTTTCTGCAGCTCATTAGCGATGATCAGCTGATAATCATTGAAATCAGCATCACGCTTGCTCCGTGGCTTCATGGTGCCAGCCTTGTTATCAACCAGGTGTGCTGGCCACGATAGATTCAATGGGATTGGTTTGCTTTCCCGGTTGATGATCACCAGCAAATAAAGGGAAGCATTCCCATTTTTCTGGACCCGGTTAGAATTGCATTTAAGTTTTACGGAATAGCTTACCAT